ACACTATCATCATCGATAACAACTGCTGGTCTACGGCTTGTTTCTTTCCATTCATCAGATGATGGGGTTAGTTCTAATGTACCTGTCCAATTGAACACTGAGAATGGGTTAACATTGATAGAACCACTAGCCTGTTGTTGACTAATAACAGCAACCTGAGAATATGGTAGCGTTACTAGCCCACCATATTTTTGTGTAACACCTGAATTTCCATCATTAGTATTGTTATATTCTAGTGAAATATTATCTTCATTAAATGTAGGGCGAGCTAAACCATTCAACCTATCAATACCTGCTTTGAATTCAGGTGAATCTACCCGAGATGCTTTAGTATTGGTAAACGGATCTACAATAAGACCAGTTTTAAAGGCATGAGTTGATGTATCATTATCCCACATCTGTTGGTTTGCTGCTTGATTTTCTAAATGGTTCAATGCAGTATAGTATTCCATTCTATTAATACGTCTGTCCATAGTACTAATATCACGCATTGTGAATCGTCTATTATCAAGATGTTGAATGTGTACATCACCAGCGTCAAATGTATATGCTGGAATAGTTAGGACAGCTACAGTCATAGCCTCCTTAGGATTATCAGGTGAACCAGGAGTAAGAGAATCTTGCCCCTCTAATATTTTAAATTCGCCTCTTGAATCAAAGTATACTTTGTCAATTCTACCTAGATAATGTTGAACATCTGTTTTAAATGTGGATCCAGACCTTGGATGCAATTGAGTTGAAGTACCAACAATCTGTCTAAAGTCTACAGCATCTCTTAATTCAATTCCATTGAACTTTCCGATTGAAGTATAATCACCAGCATCATAAGAGTCTACTGTGAAGAAGTCACCACTGCCAGAATGGGCCCAATATGAGAATGTAATTCTCAATGATACATTAGCATCATGAGCTACCTCATAGTTTGAACCTGATTTGATTCGAATACGACCGTAGTCATAAATAGCGTCTCTTTGGCCATTATCCAACTCAAAGTATTCAGTTACTGTTCGAACAACAAGTGAGGTTGAAGTGTTATATTCTTCAACAGTCAACAACGATTGAACATCTGCGTATGTACTTAAAGCATTACCTTCATACTTAGTGAAGTCAACGTTTGCAGAGCTTACAATAGTTGGAAGAAGGACAGCGCTTGGTGTAGTTAGAGTTTTACTTCTATGACCACCAGTATTACCGCCAGTTTTAATTACAGGAGCAATTAATCGTACATCCGTACCCGCAGTTATCACTGAAGCACCAAGAGTAATTGTTACTGTTTTATTCGAAGCAGATAGAACACCTGACCAATCACCTGGGTCAACTGCTGCATCATTGTCTACTGACCATAATGTCCAATCCAACATAGGAGCTGAACTTGTATGAACATCAGTAAATGATTCATCTGCTCCTAAAGTCCAAGTTGCTGTGGTAGATGCTACGTTGTAGATAGAATCCATTTCTCTCACAACTTCATATGAGTGGTTATAATCTGATGTACCTGATGTAACTGAGTCTAATGTTTTAATTACATCATTAGGGAGTTTAAATACTAAGTTCTCTTCAACAAACTGATAGCCAACAAGACCGTGGGTTGCAATCCATCCCTGATAAACATCGAAATTAGTAGAATTCACTGTAATAGTACCAGTTGAGAATCCTTGAAAACCATTCGCTGGGACAGTTGGTGTAACATTAATAACATTTAAACGGAAGACGTTTGGAACCGAACCCGCACCCTTTACCCAATTCTGAATAGATGCTAAAGTTGCCGTACCAATTGTTGTACCACCACTATTTTTTAATGTAATAATATCACCTGGAACTGGAAGATCACCTTCCAATCCTTCATTTGCGGCCCATGTTTGGCCAATACCACCAGATGTTCCTGACTCAGTAATATATATTAAACTATTATGAGAGATTGTAGTAGATCTATCTGTTACTACAGTTGAAGAGTTACCCTTTCTAACTGCTATCTGAGACTTATTATATGTCTCCACTTCATAACCTTGAACATATGCTTTCGTAGGTTCAATCGCTAAAGCGATGTGAGTTGATGTATCATTAACAAGACGACCAACAAACGGGTTGATTGCATAGTTACCAGATTCATCAAATGTTCTGCGAGCAAGTGTATCTTCAAATACTGAATAATCACTTACGCGTGCTTGCTTGACAATATCACCAGCTTCAACCCTAGCAAGAAGAACAAAGTCAACTGCTGTTGTAGGACTGGTTACACCGTCCCAAGGATTCTGTGAGATTAATGAAGTTTTAATTGAGACTCTATGAGCACCTGGTGCAGCTGCATTAGGTGATCCCGTTGCATTATCATTTAAACTGGAATCTTCCGAACTTGTTACGATGGCTTCTGTAATATGGAAACCGACATCTTGAGTAGGAGCTGTAGAATACTTACCTACTACAACAGTAGCAGCTTTAGTAATAACGAAACGCTTTCTGATATAATAGATACCTTCGCTTACTGATACTAAGAAACCAGCACCTGTAATAGTTGTATCAGTATTATCAATTACGTTACCGACAGTAGCTGCAAATGATGTTCCTGTTAAACTTGCTGTGGTTGAGAATGTACTATTACCAGCAAAGTGGTTTAAGTAAAGAGTTACAGGATCTGTTGTAGTACCCGCTTCGACATGGAGAATTTTAGCATAATTACCAGCACTATCAGTAATCTCTAATCCAATCAGAGAAGATAATGTGGTTGTGGATCCGGTTGCAGAGCCATTTAATGATGCTAATTTTACATATCTAACTTCTTTATAAATTTCTACTCCACCAGGCACAACCATAGACCCATTTTTAAACATATGGTCGCCTACACTTGAGACTTGATTTTGAAGCATAGACTGGAGTTGGGTTAGTTCCCTAGCTTGAATAGCTACTCCTGGTCTAAATAAAATCTGATTATATTTTTCCTTTGGTGTGAGACCATCTACTGAGGTCGCTTGGTTATAATCATCCCAATATGGATCGATGTGTGTATTTAATGCCATGGGTTATCCTTGGGTTATCCTTAAAATTCTATTACTAGTCTAATTGTCTCGTTTTGGCTCGAGCCTCTTGATACTGCATCTCTATTCTCAACAAACATAACTGACCCCGTATCATACGTTAAGTCTGAAGCTACCAATGATGATACTGAATATGATCCAGTACCAATAGTGTCTGATGTTGTAAATGGTACATAACCAGAATCTCTGTCTTGTACATAATGTAAAGTGCTACCTGAATACTCAACTACAATTCCTACAGCACCTGAACTTGACCCTGTGATTTCTTCACCTGGAGTGAAAGAACCAGAAGATACTGTAAGAGCTTTACATGCGTTGTATACTATACCTACTGCAATCGCTGATGTGTCAGCATCAACTGGGTCTGCGATAAGTGAAAGTTGTCTGAACGAACCTGAAGAAGGAATCGCACCACTTTCATCACCGTTAAATGTCTTGTTAAAAATCACATAGTGACTTCTTAAATCTCTAATAGCTTTCTTACCAAAACCACCTGGAGGAGCAATAACAACTCTTGCTATAGCGCCAGCTCCAGCTGAATCAGTAATTACAACTGATGCATTATTATATCCTGTTCCGTGATTGTATGTATAACTTCCTGCGGATCCAGTCTCTAATACGATCTCAGTAATAACACCACCAACTACTGTAGCTGATGCTGTAGCACCAGTACCATCGCCCACAACTGTTACAGTTGGACTTGATGTGTATCCTGTACCACCATTAGTTACTACAATATTATGAATCGCACCATCAACAGCATTGTCTTCAACATCCCATTGATTAAGGAATATAAACTCAGCATCGCCTGATACTGGTCTTGTAGAAGAAGTTAATACTGGAACAGGAATGAATTGTGTTGTAAGGAAAGCAGTTGCAGTTGCAGTAGGAATTGTTAACATGAACTTCCAAACATAATCGTCTGATGTTCTAACTACTCCAGTTGTTACTGTTCCTACACCTGTATCTGGGTTTACAGTAGATGCTGTTGCTGCACCTGCTGAATCAATACCAGTACGTAAGCAAAGATAAACATTATAGTTATCAGATATTACATAGTATCCAGTACTCGAACCTGATTCAAGTGCTACATCTGCATCATCATATGCTACATAAGTAGTTCCTGATGCCCAAGTGTGACGTGGGCTGCAATGAAAAACATCACCAGCAGCAATGTTCTTTACTGCCATTAGTGAATCCCACACACCTCGTGAGATATTATCGTTTTCGTATAAAGCATCAGGTACTTCCAGAGAACTGACCAATGGCCAAGCATCCGGTTTACCTAATCCCAAGTAATATTTAGTAGTAGACACACTGTCAACGAACCTTTCAGTTGCATCTAATCTAAAATCATGTGTAATTATCGCTGACATTTTTAAGTCTCCGTTTTTTAAATTAAGTTATGGTTATTTGTGATCCAAAGTGAATCCCTATACGTTTATTTATAGCATCTTGAATGGTATAAACTCTGTAATCTCGAATAGGTCTCCAGTTTTTGAATTTAGTATTTTCGAAATGGTCCCAAGCACCAAAGCGCGTCATTACATTGGGGTCATAATCGAGGTATTTGTATACAACATTTAACGCGCTTGCTACTGGAACAGCATAATCTGTTACATTAACAAATATTAGGAATGGCAATCCACCCACTTGCGAACCTGGTTGTATAACAGGTATTCCAAACTGTAATACTTTAATGAAAATAAAGATTTCACCGAAGTATACAAAACCAGCTGGATGAACAAGGCGTCTGAAGTTATCTTGCCAATCAAGGTTGTTTACACCTTGTCTCAGAACATAAGAAAACTTTTGGTAAAAATATGAATCTTGAATGTACTTTGCAGTATTGGGCATACTGTTTCTCTGAGAATTATCTTCCGACCAGAAACCTCTTGTATACGCTTTAACAACATCACCATTAGCTAATTGAGTATCAAACACAATGTGTCTGTCATTAACTTCTGTTGATGAATTATATACTACCTTTTCAGTAGCGTTGGTAATAACACCATTAACTGTAATGACGTCATCATCCCCCTTAAATAGTAGACCATTATCATCTGCAACATCAATTGTGCGCCTGTCAATTGGTATTACAAAGGAACTAAATTTTCCACTACCAACATAATCAGCTTTTGCTGCCTCGATTATATCTAATAGATTTTGTTCAATGGTTCCAGAAGATGCTGGCTGGCCTGCAACTTCCCTAAGTATATCAATGGAATCGCCAATATCAACAGTACCATCCTCATCAACATCCGCCTGTAAAAGATTATTGGAAAGAACTTCTAATGCAAAATCATAAACATCCTGGTCAGTAGGGGTCTGATTAGTCACGTAATTCAGGACTTCAATTGCCAGAGCATTAAAAAATCCATCGGCTCCATGACTTGTAAACGTGTTGGCTTGCCATACTGAAAGAGTTGGAAGAGTCCAAGTATAAGAAGGAATATCAGATACTTGCTCCACCCAAGTGGATGCAGATGGGCTTATAATATCATCACCAGGATAATATATCTCGACATCTGAGTTGTGCATCAATCTAAAGAATGCTTGAATAGAATTAGGGGTACCACGAGACCTATAGAATTCTATTAGATGTTTATAGAATAATCTCGGATCAACAGTAAAGTCTCTTGGAATCGCTACACCAATTTCTCTTTGAAGGTCTTCTAGCAACTCCGTTTCAATTAAATCAATATCCCGTTGGTGATCCAATTGATTTAAGTAAAATCCACTTACACCATCATTCTCCTTAGTAGATTCTAAGAATAGAGCATATACTTTAATGAACTCGACCAAATCCCCATAATTGTCAGATATGTGCTTAGGTATTAAGTCGTCGACGTATGAGGATATATTATAAGCCATTAGTAATTCGAACCTGAAGTTGTTTGATAACTAGCACCTGCAGGTGATCCACCAGTAGCCATCGTATCAATAACACCAATTGGAGATAGGTTAGCTAAATCAATCGATAAAATATCATTTCTTGTAGGTTTAATATCTGGACTATCTGGACGAACAAAAACATCTATAACTGTGGATCCTACAATACCAGCTACGTTAAAGTCTACTAATGATATCTCTCCGGTTCCAGGAACCAATTCTCCAACATTAACTCCTACAACTGAATCATCACTATTTACCACTTGAATAATACATTTTCCTGAACCAGTATTGTAGTAATCTTTTAACCTACAACCGGTATGACTACCATATGTAAATATAGATGAGCTAATCTTAGATCCAGTAGAGATTTCTGCCAAAGGTTGATTGAAATCTATAACATGGTCTTCATTGGTCCCTATTGTAGGTGTAATAGCTTTAGACATGGTAACTAGAGTTACGTTAGATATAATAGATACATCTGCATTGTCTACGACACTGGTTACGTTAGATGATCTGAATACACCTCCGAACAAGTCAAGGTTCTTATCATTATAATTTTCAATGTTAGCTTTAATCTTATCACCCAAGTCGTTGACGTTTAAGTTAGTGATGTTAGGATTGTATCTGAATGTAGTTGCTAATCTCACTTTAATAATATTTGGATCTAAAATTTTAGGTGTGATAGAAATTACATTAAATTTATTTAGGGCAAGAATCAATTCGGTCTTTTCTAAGGCAGTAAGAGTATCAGCACCATTTGGCTTAACTGATATGTATACCGTACCATATTCAGGAACAGGTTGATCTTCACCACCCCAAACAGCAACAGTACGAGCATCAGCATATTGTCCAATAACAATCGCACGATAATCTTCTGGAGTCACAGCTCTGTTTTGTGCTGTATACATTCTAGGAGCATTATATTTAATACTCTCATTATTTTCCCTAGCACTTCCACCAGTAGCTGCTTTAACATTTGATAATGCTGTAGATGAATTACCAGCGCCTGTATTATCTGTTAAGGAAGACGCTAATGTAAATCTGGATGCTCCATTAACATTTTTAGGTCCAGTTACAATGTAACGTAATCTAATTGTATCACCGGCTAGTGGTCTCTCTCCAATAATACCATCACCAAATTTTACTTCGAAGAATCCTTCTCTACTTTCTTCTAAGAAGTATACACGAGAAGTATTTTTAATTTCTACAAGGTTGCTTGATAAGACATAGTCTGAATAAGCAGATGAAGAGCTATTAGTAGTATCAACTTTTAATGTTGTGGTGTCTACGTTTGTATCATATAATAAGTATCTTTCACTTGTATTAGGACTGTATCGATACTCACGAACTGCTGAGGACCCTTGTATAAGTTCAAGATCAGTGAATGTCCATACATTATTAATCGGACTAACTTTCATTGGAGTGACTACCGTAAATGTTTCAGTAAATCCTTCCCTTACTACTTGAAATTGAGTACCATATGGGATTGTATAATCCATCGGAGTGTTGTTTCCATCTGAAGTTATATTCCATGATGGCGTGCCCGCACCATCAACCTTTCCGTTAATGGTTAGGGTTACGTGTGCTTTAGCAGAACGACGAGAACGCGGAGTGTAACCAAGTAATTTGGCGTGACTTACTACTGACTCTCTAAGTTGTGCTGTATCTAAAAATGTTTCATTTAAGGCAAGGTTGGCGTTGACAGCATTAACATGAGTCATGTATGATAATACATCAATAATAGTATTGACTGCGGATCCTTCATAATCATAATCAGCAATAGGTCCCTCTTGTTCTTTCATATATCTAATCAGATTCGTTTTAATCTGATCAAAATCCATTTCTGATTTATTAATTCTTCCCGCCGTTATCGTAGCCTCTCTAAGTTTGTTTGTATATCAATCGACTCTAACGTAGATATTAATTGTACCGTTACAGTGATATTAATTGCATTTGTATCAGGATTAGCCCTAATTTCAATATTTAGTATATTCACCCTCGGCTCATCATTCGTAATAGCATTTCTAATTGAAGCTGACATTGACTGTGCTGTGATCTGGTCTATGTTTTCAAATAGGTATGCGGTAAGATTCGCTCCGAAGTAAGGTCGAAACGGTTTCTCCCCATGATTGGTTCTAAGAATATTTAATACGCTTTGTCGTATTGCAGCTGACTCCCTTTTAATAGCAATATCGTTTTCGATATTAGGATTAGCTGAAAACATAAAGTCTATATCAGAATACTCGCTTGTTCTTGCTGTTGTTATACTTGCCATAGTTCTATTTATACCTTTTACCCAGACTTATTCATATGGATTGTTCCATTTGGTGTATCTATATTAATATCACTATCTGATGAAATATCAAGATTTCCTGTTGAGGCAATTGTTATTTTTTTGATCGCCAGTAATTTTAATATCATTGATAGCTTTGATTATAATTCCTGGATTACTTGTTCCTTTAACTGGGAGCCAACTTCCGCCTGCTAGTAAACAAGCAGCTTCATTAGTAGCAGCAGCTCCGGAACAGTACATGGTTGGGTCTTCTTTAATTATTACTTGGTCAGAGGCAGTAAGTTCTACATTAGCTAGCGTTTGAAGTTTTATCTTAGCATCAGCTTTTAGTGCAAACATTCCATCCATTTTAATACTTGCGTGGGCACCAACAATTCTAATATCTCCAGCAGAAGCAATATCTGTATCCCCGCCTGCTTGAATATTACAATTACCGTTTGTAATAATATTAACATTTCCTATAACTTCAAGGGTCTCTTCGCCGGCAACTAATGTGTAATTATTTCCTACCACTTTTGTAACTTTGGATCCATTAGGTCCTACTTCATAGTATGTTCCACTTGAGTGTCTTTCGTGAATTCTTGGAGCACCATCAGAATCATCATATTCTTTTATATGACCTTTCCTTGTTTCGAAAACATTGTTCTTAGGATACTCAGGCTTAACAATTCGGTTAGGTTCATACTTACCTTTTATTTCATTCCTATACACATTAGGGTATATTCCTCTGTACCTCATATTAACATCAGGGGTAGCTGGATTACGTGGCCATTGTCTATCAGGGTCTTTAAATCCTTGCCCGTCAATTTTAGTATCAGCTAAAGCTGTTGTTGGTAGTGTTCCTATAATTAAAAACTGTTGAAGGGAATCATCTAAAGCAGAAAGAATTACAGTCGATCCCTGCACAATAAAAGGACTTTGACCTAAACCTGAAATACTTGGACTAGTAGTAGGTGCCATTGTATAACACCATGGTAATCGATTAACAGGATGTGTTTCAATATCAGCAGTGTGTACACCAATAATTCTCACAGCATACCTTCCTAAGGCATCTGGATCTTTTGCATCTTCAACAACACCATAGTATAATTCTATCATAATAAATTCCCCTCTGCATCTCTACTTCCAAGATTTGATCCCATAATAGTATCTGGTGACACCATTCCATCTCTAATAATTGTTAAGTCTTGTTCATAGTCTCTATCTTTCATTCTATGAGTAATGGTAGCCACCACAAACCTACCCGTATATTTAGCACTAAGTCTTTCCTTGGTACCCGTAGTGTCTCCTGGAATACCTTCTGGGAGGTCCATAGTAACTGTATCACCAACTTTTAGCTTTGGCATTGCTCTACAAGAATACACATCAATTACTACAGATTCCATTTTAGATCTGATTGCATTTGCTATTGCTATTTCTTTAGCATTCATTGCACTAATTAGTTGTTTGTCGTCTCCCGTTTGCAAACACACAGTTGTTTTTTCTATTCCATGTACAACATCAAATTCAGCTTGTAATAAACCATGATATTTACTATCCCTAGACCCAACATCAATCACATCTTGAAGATATTGATAAGTCTGTTCGTGGACAGGTACTGAAGCAGCCAAGTTTACGGTTTTAATTGAACATCCTAAAACACCTGCGGCCGCCCTATCTACTTCACCATCGTGGTCATGTCTAATCATAACTTTTGATGGAGCTCCGTGAAGATGTCTAATGCCTTCCAGGGTATCAGGCAATACAGGACTCACATTATAAAAAGGTAGAGAACAAATCATGCGTTCCCATGATGATAATTTAGTAGGATGTTCTGCCCACAATCTTTCATATAAGAACATCGGACTACCTTCTATGGTATACGAATTGTCAATGATTTTTCCGATAGCCTTTAACGGACTCCAATTAGGACATGTATACAAACCTTGTGTACCTGCCCAAGAGTCAACATACAACTTAGGATGCGCGCCTGGAGTTTTATCTAAAAGTTCGTCCCACAACAGACTAATAATTTGAGAGGCATCACCATCAAACGGTTTGGATACTCTGGATAGAGCATTGCCTAGTTCATATGGGCTTCTCAAATTTAGACGATAAGTTTTGTGTGTTTGAATATTAGTAGTATCTAAGAATGAAATGCCATCGGCATAAAACTTCTTTACTAACGGTTGTCCTTGATATTGACACTCAATCACAACATAATCTCTAGCAGATCTAATATGATTATCAGCGAAACTTCTTCCATCTGTTATCTCAAGATGCCCATCTAAGAATGGTTGGTATATACTTTCATTCAGTTGAACGGCTCCTACCAATGAAGTGATATCAGCTTTATTGTAGTGTACAGTGAAATGTTCGAATGCAGAGTGTCCTGCTTCTCCCATTGTATTTGGCGGTGGCATTAGCGTGAAATCTCCCTTTCAAACTCTTTAGCTACTTCATTAATTAAATCTGGTTTGATAACAGAGATAGTTCTGTTTCTATCATTAATCCACTCTTCGAATATCAAGTTAGAAATAGGATGAGTTCCTGTCTCTCTTTCTGGAACGATATCACCAGTAGTTGAATCTACATGGTGGTGAGGCGCATCATAATGATTTACAACTGAACTAAATTCGATATTCCAATTAGGTCCACTTATAGAAACTGCTGCATTAGTTAAAAATTCATTTTGCTTCCACACGTTGGTTCCTGGATTGAATTTATCGATAATACACAGACCTCGGTTTGTTGCGGTGGCATCATATACACCATTCCGTTCACATCTATATTGTGGTTCAAATACAACATAACCATCATTCAAATGAATAGATTTAACTATACCTTTACATTCGGGTCTTGTAGTTTCATATAAAACATCTCCCACTTGGATATTAGCATCTATAATTGCAGATGATGAAGCCCTTCCTGCATTACCTGGATATTTATTTTTAGAGTATTCAACTATTTGCTGTAGACTCTTTGGCCAGTCATTCCATAAATTCTTTAAGTTGGGATTCATAAGAACGAATGTCCAATAGAAGTCTGGAGAGCCATAAAGTCTATGACTCAATTGTTCCATACGTTCTCCATCTTGAACCTTTACTTTATTATAAAATGATACACTATTGCGTAGACGTTCAGACAAGGTAACATTAGAGCTTAAATTAACGACGTGTTCTAATATACCGTTTCCTTCAATGTCATATCCTAAACGACCAAATTTCTTAAAGTATGCCATTAATAGCCTCCTGGTGTGTTATGATTGCCTTCAGATAACATACCTGTAAGGCCAGCGGTACCAGCATCTGTGCCTTCAATATCACCACGATATAGTGGCATAATTTCTTGAAGGACAAAAGAGAAATCAATCTCTACCGGAGCTCCATTTCGTCTAAAATAAGAAGCGGAGTTGGGGTTATAATTTACAGTAACACTTGAAATGAATGTTGGTGGAAGTTTAATCATATGAGAAACACCCATAAATGATGTTTTCACTTTATAAGGACTACCCATTGTTAAAGCACTTTTCTTCTTAGGTCTTGCTGCTGCCCTGAATGCTTGAATAATCATTCTTGCATGATTGGATTCATTTTCATTATCAGGAAGGAATTTAAATCCAAAATTGAAAGTACGTAATGCTGTATTTTTAAAATGCATGTATTCATTAGGATTAAATACATTACCACTTAACCTAATATGTTCATCACCAACTAGTTTAGCTGCACCTGCAGTAGCACCTATTCCAACACCTGCTAATTTAGAAAGTTTACCAGAGCCACCAAATATACTCAGACCAGCCATTGCTGTTAACCCTTCTGATAATGAATGAGATGATGCCATCTTCAAGTCTTCGCCTCCTAGTCCATCCCTTTCTTGAGTAGCTGCCATTGTTGCTCTTGTATTAGTCTCATAATTAATTTGGTCATTTACTTCAATTGATGGTGTCATGTATAATGCTATAGAACGTATTTTCTTTTCTTTAATCTTTCCTTGATTTTTTAATTGTGCTTCAGTGTTGTTTCCATATAAACCTGCTACATCCCCAATTCCAGCATTATCACTATAATTATTATTTACAAAACCTTCCTTATAGTCTTGGGGGCCCCATCTCATTACTCCAGTCTCTCCCCATGGAGCAGAGTATGCTGGTTCTGATCCAGGTGCTGAAGGAGCATAATCTAAATAAGATTCATAAAGTTCAAATACGATATGGGGATCAACATTTATATTAGGCTTGTTAGAATTAAAAATAAAGTCTGCTCCAGATTCATTATCCGAAAGGCTTGAAGGATACCTCAAATCCATTGTTTTTTTGTCGAGGTAATCTACCGTTGCCACACCATCACCAAATCCTTCCAAAGCAGAACTTGCTAATTGGGAAAGGATATCGTCGAATGCGTTACCTATGCTAGTGAAAATGGACATCATGTCTCCAAAG